GCTCAAACTGAAGCTCGTCTTCGGACGTACTAAACGCCACAAGCATTGGGTCGATAGCGCCAGAGCGAGCATTGTTCACTATTGGGTCAGCTCCAAGCACAATGAGGTGCCTGTCGGTTTCGGAGGTTATGACCTGCAAACCAAGGGTTGGGACTAGGTTTGCGCCCGTGATGCCTGAAAGCAAAACTGCTGGCTCTGAAGTCCCGCCATTCTCAAGCCATCTAAAGATTCCAGCTCCACGCGGGTTGATAATGAGGTTCTCGCCAAAGTTGTCATGTGTCCAAAGCCTAAGCTGGTTCACTGCGCTAATGGCTGATGCAGATCCGTATCCACCAGCGCCCCAAGTGCCAAGACCCCAGCCAGACCCTTGAACGTAGGTGTCTAGCCCAACATTTATCTGATACGAGCCGTCAACGCCTGATCCGCCATTGCCCGTGTCAGAAGAGTTGGCTGTGACAGTTGCGCCGTCTGTGTCTTTTGCGGTGATGGTGTAGGTGTTTGTGCCAGTCACCAGCAGTATTTGATATTCTTGATTTAAAACATCAGCCGTGATCAACCCACCAAGGCTAACCGCGCCTGAAAAAGTAACAAAGTCGTTGGTTACAGACCCGTTGCTTGAGTCCGTAACAGTGATGGTCGATGAACCGTCAGTAGCCGCAAAGGTGATGCTGTTGGTCGAGGTCTTTCGTATCGGCGTTACGTCGTAATACCTGTCGCCTTCCTCGATGTAGTATTTAACCGTGGTGCCTAAGCCAAGGTAGCGAGTTCCCGCCAAAGATATCCAGCTATGCAGTGCGCGGCACGACCCAAGAAATGATTGAGTTCCACGCTTGTACCATCCGCCCACTTTCTCTGGGCGACCCTTTCGGAATCGAATAAGGTTTCCGTCTACCCATCCGCCTTTGGCGGCTAAGTCGGTTTCTTCTTTATTGATTCCCGGCTGAAAATCTATCCTTGATAATGGCATTTGGCATTAGGCCAACCGAATGATTGCGCCAGTCGCTGTTGGGCTTGGAAAAACAACAGTGAAGTTGCCAGCAGTAGATGTCTTATCACCACCAAAGTCGATGATAGCAACCGCCTTGTCGCTGTTTGTGTCGTTATAGATCATGCAGCCTCTCGCAGTGACTGTTGCTGTTCCAAAAGTCAGGTCTGCAAAATCGCATACAGCAGTCGTGCCGCTAAGGACAGGCGTCACGTTGGTTAGTGCGCTGCCACCACTGGTGTAGTTTGTGCCGCTGGCTTGACCTGTTGTAGTGAAGGCCGTAGTAGCCGCGCCCAATGTTGCGCTAGACGTGTAAAGCGCAAGCTTAAAGCTGTTGCCGCTTGTCGCTGTAAAGTTGTGAGTGCCAACAAGCACTTCCTGCTTGAATGACGAACAAATTGCAGATGTGATAGCCATGTCAAAGCTCCTTTATGATGTTAGCCATGTCCTCATGGCCCTGAGCACTAAGCTTACCCCTAATTGTGACACGATCCGAGGTAATTGCATTACGAATTCCGCTCAATATTACGTCATAAATATACTTTCTGAAAGCCAACGCTTGCTGCCTGACGTGCGGCTCCGCGTTCTCTGACACAGATACAATCTTGTTTGTGATCTGCTCCGCCCAAAACTCAGGAGGGTGGCCTTCATTGTCAGTGGTAAAAACCATGACGTTGCCAAGCTCAATATTTCCTTGTTCACCCATGACTATCCCTTATACGGCTCTGGTGAGCGTGGCAGCTCAATGGTTTCTAGGTTGTGCTTCTTAACCATGCTGGCAAGCTCGGATCGATTGCACACAACCCACTCACCCTGCGGGTCTGGCATAGCAATCTTTGGGTTAGCCAGCCTGTGGAAACCATACAGCCTCTCTTCAAGATCGACGTTTTGATCCAGCAATGAAGACCTTGGGCTAACGCCTACCTTGACGCCTATAGAAATGAGCTTGCATATCCAAAACTCAAGACACGCTCTGCCAGCTTCCGCAAAGTGCAGGTTGTTTTTGTAGCTAAAGTCCATGCCAAACAGGTCTACCTGACCGACTTTGTTGTAGGCTGCAAAAGCCAGTGAGTAGGCAACAGTAGTATTTAAGTAGGCGCAGCGTTGGTCTTTGATGACCTCTTCTATAGGAAACACAGTCAGCGCAGGTACGCGCTCGTCTAGCTCGCAAGTATAGATCGGCTTGTCAAATGTAGGCAGAAGCTTACGCATAACGCCAGTCTGGTTACCTGCATCATCTGTATCCAAAAACCTACTGGCTGGGTCGAGCATAAACACTCGGTCACACTCAAAAACCGATAAGGCCGAGTTGATAACCCAGACCTCATCCCACTCTTCGCTGTTTTCTTTACCGATTACATAGTCGATCTGAGAGGCTCCCAGACCGATGATTGCTATTCTTTTGCCTTCAAGCTCTTTGATTGGTTCCAATTAGGTCACCCCTGTACGCAATAAGTCATATCTGAATTCATCGCGGGTGTTTCGGCCTTCACTCAGATTCTTCATCCGAGAGACAGCTTCCTTGAACCGCGCTTCAAAATTGGCAATTACGTCAGGGGTTTCTTTAAGGAAAATCGCACCCTCAATCAACGTGCCGTAAAGCAGCGCGTCAGGGTGATCAGTTGAAAGCACAGTGGTTCCACTGTCTGAGCCTACCGTCAGGGACGCAGGCTTGTGCAGATAGTGAAGCTCAACCGTGTAGTTTGAGTTGGGTACAGGCGACATCTCAAAGGCCGACTCATCAAACAAAGAGTAATACTTTGGCTGACCAGTGACTGTAGATGTAGGGCTGTACTCTTTCAAAAAAGACGGGTGCTTGAAATCAAGATAAATGTACTTGTTGTTACCATCAATTATGGCAAGCGAAAACGGTGCAAAAAAATCACTTGGCGTTGCCAGAAACCGATTGCCTGATGAGGCCGTGCCTTGCACGTTCTTACGCTGCTCAGGAAGCTGCACCATCTTGAAGATACGGCTTTCCGACTCTTGAATGAACGTGTTGAGCTGGCTCGTAAACGTGGTTTCTGAAACTTGCAAATAATCTTGAACCGCTGTTTTCAGCGTTGCCAATGTAAAACTCATGACGTGGTTACCTCCACAGTGCCAACACTACACGTTAGTCCAAAAGTTTGCAAAGTTGTGCCTAAAATACCATTGCCAACATTGGTGTAAACGGTAAAAAAATTGTTGTCGTTGCCATCCGCAGCTTGATCTGGCCTAGACACCTGCAAAGCCTGTGGATCTGCGGGTACAGGCTTGGGCATGAGCTGAGGATGCTTGGGCGACCACTGATCTGGGCCAACCAAAAAACCATCCCACGTCATCTTCATGTCTTTCAGGCGATAACGAAACCCTGTGATATCACAGATCCCGTATGCTCGATGGTTGGATGCAAAAGCCATTACGCTGAGTTGTAATTTCTAAGGTCTGGGGCTATGCGGAAAGACGCCCTGTCTTCATCTTGACTGAGTGCGCGTTGAAACTCTTCTTCGTACAAGCCCTTGAGCATAGCAACCTTTTCAGGCGCTCTTTTTAAAGCCAAATAATACGCAAGCCCAGCAGCCAAACACGGGTAAAACCGAAATGGTATCTGCATGGTGTTTGCTCCAGCGTCGGCGTCATCCATGCGGCTTAGCACGTTGAGGTAAAGGCTGTATTTCGAGCTTTGATCTGGTGCAGGCCAAACCGTCACGGTAGGGCTAATCTGCTTGTCTACAAAGTATTGGTTGGGCTTGCCAGTAGTAGATTTTGTAGACAGATTTGCGTACTCGCTGCGAGACATGCGGTTTAACGGCACATCAGTGCTCACACCGCCAATAGTTTCTCTGATAAACACGTCGAGAACGTCAATGGTTGCTGTGGGATTTGTAGTGTCTATGGTGTACGAGGTTGTGTCTTTGACCATCGCAAGAACCTTTTGGTTCACAGTCCACTGGTTCAAACCACGGTTTGCCCACTCTGCAAGCATAAGATTCAGCGAGCGGTTGGCTGTCTTCAGGTCATAGCCCGTGCGAAGCTCCAAGCCACAACGCTCAAAAGCCTCTTCAATATAGTCAGCTACATCTAGCTCAAAATCTTTACTTCCGCTTACCGCCATCTTTTGTGCCTGCGTAGAGGTTGTCGAATACCTGATTCACGTCCAACGTGTAGTCTAAATCACTTTTCGAGTAGTGGATATGCTGACTGGGCTTAAAGTCTGGAGCGCCTTCGCCTGTCTCAAACCATGCTGGGTGGGTGACTCGCACACGATTGTTAGGTAAGGCAATGATGTTGCCAGTCCACGGCCCTGCGTCGAGAAGCTCCATCACATGGCGTTGCTTGTGCTGCGCGGGATCGTCCGCTATCTCATTCTCC